GTGCCAAGTGCGCACGGCCGAAAAGAAAATGTAGGATAAACCGGACCAAAAGGGCCCGTAAACCTTAGTTTTCATATTTTATAAAATTTTATATTTTTTTTGGATATTTTGTATTTTAATATAAAAGCTAAACAAATAAAGACATGACCAAATGAATCACCACAACACATCATTCAAACACTTGTTCTATGTTGAGGCCGCAAAAGCGTTAAATCAGGAAAGTAAATGTAACACGAGAAAATGGAAATCGAAGTCGGCAACGACGAATTTCCTATCACAGACGAATCTAAGTATAACGAAGAGAAGTACATGAGGGGTACCAGGGATAAAAACCTTGGAAATTAGGTAAACAACCAGAGGAAGTTCTGAATGATTTACCAGGAGCTTTGGCCCTAAAAAGGTAAGGACCATAAATTAAATTTGAATCATAGGGAACGGAAACAAAAACGTTTTTGGAGGCGGCAGAAGTAACTTGTGGGTTAAATTCATACGTGCCATAATTATAAGCATTAACCAAAAGGGCATTCAAAGGGGAGTTAGTGGAATCAACAAACATATCACCATAATAAACATCAGAACGAACACCCTGGAAAATTGAAACTAAACGATTAATAGGTCTATTTAAACAAAAGCTATTGGTGTTAAGACGAGTGGAAATGCCAGGGAAAAGCAAAGAGGGGGTCAAAGCTTGCATATAAATGGCTTCGGTAGCGTCTTCAGTAAAAGAAATGGTTTTTTGATTATCTATTGACAAACCTCCTAGGGGACAACGACCAACAAATTCAGAAATACTAATGGAATCATTGTTTGATGTGAAAGAAGGGGAGGAAACTGGACCATCTGTGATTAAGGTTTGAGGTCTTGCTTTGAGACCCTCTACTATAATACGGATCATTTTAGCAGGCCCGGAGGAATAAGCACCTTCCATAGAAACAAAATTACTAATATTGTTAATTGGTACTAGCTTGGGCAAAACAGGAGGTTTAACTAGCGGAAGATCAATACCTTGTGCTTGAGCTCTAAAAGCAGGTGGAGGAGGGGGAGCAGGAGTTGTGTCGTTTATCATAATACCTGGGTTTGATGAATAACTAGGTGAGCGAGTAACTAAATCGCCATGAACATAAACTAAAAGTGCGAGGTCTTGAACTACTGTAATAGGTGAAATAATCTTATTGAGAACACGGAAAACTAAATAACCCCAAACAGAATCTCTATAATAATTGTATGTGGAGGGGGTGCCTGGTACTTCAATGGTAAAATCAGAAGCTTCCTTAACATTGATTATGGTGTTCCAATGTTTAGACCAATCGAGAGTGGCCACGTCGTGGTTCATACCAGGGAGATAAGCCACCTGGATTTTACCTGAGTGAAAAAGGGTCTTGGGAATTTTAATACGATAATGGAGTGTGCCAGTGACTAAATTGAAAAACTCTGTGGCTAAGGCTGTGCGAGTGAAGTTACCATTATAAGAGGTCTCGAAAGAATCTCTTGGTGTAATTAATGAGCTAGGAGTGACTTTTGACATAGGGGCGACTTTAATTGAACCGAGATAAATACCAGAAGCAGAAGATTTGGGCCATGTGATGGCCCCTAAAAAAGAACGTTGTTGATACAAATCGGAAAAACTATCAGAAGCGGAACCATCAGGACAAACAAGGGAAGGTTTGGGTGCATAAGGATAAGCTCCGCCAGGCGGGCCTTGAAGATCGTCAATCATGTTAAAATGGGTAGGGAGCTCCCAACGTGCCTGAGTAATTAAAGATTTACCGGCAATATGAGGTTTTAATTCAGGACCTTGAGCCTGTGCACGAAAATATCTAGTTGCGGCGGCAAGTGCAGAAGGCACATTAGTTGCTGGTAAAAGTGGAATGTCAGGTAGTTGTTCAAGTTCTAAAGGTTGAGGAATGTCGTCAGGAACTATTCTTTTGGTCCGAGCAAGTGCAGGGGTGACAGTATCAGAGTCACCAGGGAATCGAAAATCTACATCCTCTAACCAAGCCAAAATAGTGAATTCAGGTGAGCCAGTGACTTGGGCTCCAGCAACAGAAGAAAGGAGGGCAAACTGGCCAAGTGTATTGGCTTTACCTAAAGTGGGTACTTCGTAATAATTAACAGGGAAATAAAATTTAACTTTTAACAATCCAGTAGGATTTTCTTGAATATCTATTTCTACATGAGGTAGGAACTCGGCACAAGTCATAACTTTAAAATGAGTGTTAGTTGTAGTATCTAAATCAAAAATGCGAGTACGACTAGAATAACCAGGAGGGATAAAAACTAAATACCACATACCGGACTGATAAGGATCGGTTGAAATCTTAACATCTACACACATAGTGAATGTCATACCTACAAAATTTTTAACTATGTCTCTAACAGGGGCTTTGTTGAAGAAGGTGTAACCGAAGTCGAAGGAATTGTAAGGAGAGATTTGAAACTCGTAAGAAAGATTTCCCTGCATAACAATACGCGGATTTCCGAGTATACGCTTAATGTCAAACCTATTATCGCTAACAGAGTCTGGAAGAGTTGTATTAACAATAGCCTCAATTGTGTCAGTCTCGGAACGAAACTGGGTGAAAGACTGAGATGAAATGGTCTCGTCCCGGACCCCGAGAAAGGTCGACGCAGTGGAGCTGACAGATGAGGGATTTTGAGTTGAGGGATCAATAGATATAGCGGATTCGATGTCTCCGATTAAGGAGTTTGTAGCGCCGGAAACGGCGCGAGCAGCAGCATTTGATAACATATCGGCAATTAAATACAATAACGCAGACGGGAAGAGTATAATTAGTCTCTAACCTAGCGCAGACAGATCAGTAGCCTTTTAAAATAAAACCAGAAGAGAGCACACACTGATCAATAGAAAACGAGTCTTCTCTCTCTAACAAATAAATTTGTGGTGATTCAGGCTTTGCTGCCATCTCCATATGTCTGATTTAGAAATGGCCCCATTCACCCTGGAGTGTTAACAAAAAGGTTGATATTCGCCTGAAAGGACGAATTGACGGGTGCGAAGAAAACCGTCACAATGGAAAGGAATACGATGTTGTCTACAAGCTATACGAAGTTTATCACAGTTTTCATTAAAAAAATCTTCGCCCCAAATGGACGACTCTCTAAGACAATCGTCAACAACTTGAGGGATGAGGCGTTTTTGTGTATCGGAATGGGACACCCAGTTGGGCATTTCACGGATGACATCTTGATCTAAACCCCAAACCCATCTAGGACTTTCAAAAGGATAGGAATTAGCAAAAATAGGGGAACGTTTAAGGTAGGAAATCTGATCAAATCTAAGGAATTTTGGCATATCTGCTCCAGTTTTAAGAGCATCAGTATAAATTAACTTCTTTCGTGCGAAACAACTTTGAAGGGTATGGTGGTTATAGAAAACAACAGCTTCATCTGAAACACCTAAAACATTATCATCGCCTTGGAAATTGGCTCTGACATGATCAAGGTAGGACCTAAATCCTCTAAACTTTGGGGGAGCAAGCTCATCCCAAGCATAATAAAAATAAAATTGATTGAGGAGAGTATTAAAACTAGCAGTAAGCAAACAACCCGATGGCATTCCATGGGTCCACATATATACATTATTATCAATAGCGTGAATGGACGAAGCAATATCAAAGGAACACATTTCTCTAACATTATTATCTACAGCAAGTTGAGCAAAAAGCTGGTCTTCTGTGACGCCTAATGCGGCACAAA